ATGAATTTGATCCGTGTCTCCGACCCATTCGATCCCGGCATTTCGGCCTTTCGCGACGTGAAGGAGCGCGACCTGACCGGGCGTCAGGGGCTGTTCGTCGCCGAAGGCGAGGTGGTGCTGCGCGTGCTGGCCTCGTCGGCTTCGCGTTGCGCGCCAGTCGCGGTCCTGATCGCGGAAAAGCGTCTGGAGGCCTTGCGCGACGCCCTGGAGCAACTGCCGGAGGGGACGCCCGTCTTTCTGGCCCCGCAGCCGGTGCTGGACGCCATCGCAGGGTTTCATTTGCATCGGGGCATACTGGCGTTGGGCCGAAAGCCAGAGCCGCTCGGGCTGGAGGGCTGGCTGGATGCGTTGCCCGAGCAGGCGGTGGTGGTCGGGGCCTGCGGCATCGGCAATCACGACAACATGGGCGGCCTGTTCCGCAATGCGGCGGCGTTCGGGGCGGCGGGACTGTTGCTGGACGAGACGTGCTGCGACCCCTTCTATCGAAAGGCCATCCGGGTCTCCGTGGGGGCCGTGCTGCGGACGCCCTTTGTCGAGGGCGCGCCTGCCGACGTCATGGTCGCCGCCTTGCAGGCGAGGGGCTTCGAGGTTCTGGCCCTGACGCCTTCGGCGGCGGAAACGCTGGCCCAGCTGAAGCCCGCGCCGCGCACCGCCATCCTGTTGGGATCCGAGGGGCCGGGGCTGCCGGCCGACGTGATTGCGCGCTGCCGGGGCCTGGCGATCCGCATGTCGGGCGGTTTTGATTCCCTCAATGTGGCGACGACCAGCGCGGTGGCGCTGCACCATCTGACCACGGCCGGGTGAGGCCGGGGGAGCGGAACGGTGGGCGAGGCGTTGCTTGCGGAACTCAGGAGGTGATCATGAACAGTGCAACGGCCTTGCTACTGGTTGGCCTGCTGGCCGTGCTTGCGGCGGGCGCTGGATTTGTCTTCGTGCGGCCGCGGCGTTTTGAAGACAAGGATTTGGACGGGGAGCCCGATCCGAAGCCGGCGGAAAGCGCCCGGGCGCGGGAAGACGACGCCTGGGATCAGGGGCGCTGACGCCGACAAGCCTATGGCTTAAAACAAGAAAGCCGCCCTGAAGGGCGGCTGACTGTTTGTCGCGATGGAGGCCTGACCGGGAATCGAACCCGGGTGCAAGGATTTGCAGGCCGTGACTTGTTGCGGAAATTCAAAGCGTGGCGCGCAAACCGACCTGACTTATCCCCACGCGCACACAGGATTGTAGCGGCGGCTGCAAACTGTTTGTTCTCTTTTCGTTCACGGCGCCTTAGGAGTCCGCCCCGGGTCGGCAACCTTGGAGGATGAATATGGACACGCAACCGCGCGGCCCAGACGAAGCGTTTGCCCGCGACCTGGCCGAACTGGACCGGGAGCTTGAAGCCGCACCGATCCACAGATGCCTGAGAAGACCGTCAGCCTGTTGGCTGGCCTGATCGCCGGGATGACCCACGTCGGAGGCCTGCGCGATGAAGGTGAAGCTGAGGAGCCAGATCACTCCTGCCGACATCGCCGCGCTGGCGGACATCTACCGGGACTTGCAAAAGCTCATGGTCGGGCCGAACCCCTCAGCGGGTTGTCATGCGCCCCTGTTCGCGGCCCTAGCGACTGTGCAATCCTGCGCAGCCGAGTGGTCGGGCAATGGACAGATCTTCCGTGAGCCGAATTCCATCGGGCCTCAGCCGACGTGAAAGACCGAGGTGCGGCGGACGCAAAAGGCCCCCGCTGATCAGGCGGGGGCTCAGGTGCGCATCATCATCGAAGAAGACTAGAGCGTCGCGATTAGCCGGGTTCCACTCGACCAGTCAGCGCTGCAGTCGTGGAACGTCGCGTGACGGCTGAGGTTCCTCATAGAGATCGGTACGAGAGGCTTCAGCCTGGGAGAAACAAACCATGTCCAGCTTCACCGACAAGGACCGAGAAGACGAGGCGCGGCGGCGGCAGGGCCAACCACGGCATGCGCCGCCGCTGTTGGTCACCTGCCTCCATTGCGAGCGGACGGTGCCCGCGGGTGAAGTGACCTCCTTGGCGTATCCGCTTTGCACGGCGTGCGCTTGAAGCGGAGCCTCCACCCTTGACGATCTTGGCGCCAGCGCGCCCTAATGCCGGGCTGTGAAGTCGATCCTTCGAGGAGGAGACGTTGCAACGGAAGCCCACCGACCAGCTGTGCCAGCTCGCGCGATGCGGCGGCAGCATCGTGATCTACGCAGACACCCGCCCGACCGAGGATCTAATCCAGATCGCCAGCGAGCTACGGCACGGCGCCACGCTGACGCTGAGCGGCATGGCGATGCGCCCGGTTGAAGACCTCTGTCGGATCGCCGAAGCAGCTCCAGGCCAGGTGTCGTTCGCAGGCTAGGGTGTTCTTGGAAAGGATGGCGACATGAGACGCCTTGAACGCACCCTAGAAGACGTCGAAGATTTCGCCGCGCTGTTGACGGGCCCGCTCGGAGACACTCTGCGCGCGGCCGGCATAATCGTCGAGCGACGGATGCGCCAGCGCAAGCAGACCTGGGACGAGTTGGGCGATCAGGAGGTGGTGGATCTCTTCATCGCAGCCTTCATGCAAACAGTGCTCGAAACCACTCACCCGGCCCGACGGGAAGTCATGGAGGCGACGCTCGCCGCTATGGCCAGCAGTGTCTACATGGAGATGGAGGCAAACGTGGACGGCAGCCCGGCGATCAACTGAAGCCGTCACGCCAAGTTTATCCTGCACCTTGGTTCGAAAATCTATGTTACTGCACGTGGCTTGGCTTAGGTGCTGATGGTGTGATGAAACGAGTGCCAACTGTAGAAGACTTGGAAGCAATCTCCAGCGATCTCAGCGCGGGCCTGAAAGCGGCTCTAAGATCGGCCAGGACGATCATGGAGCAGAGGGCGCGTGAAAACGGACTGACCGTTAGCGACCTGGATGATCATCAGCTCCTTGATTATTTCACGGATGCGTTCATCGAAGCGGCGCCGGCCGCCTATGCAGGGCTGGACCGGGACACCGTTCAGAAGGTGCTGAGAGCCATGTTTTCGAGCATCGTCACGAACATTTCCGCCGCAGCTGAGAGCAGCCGCTCCATCAACTGAGCCCGGAAGTCCGCCATCTTTACAACCCTATGACGGTACTTCTGACGGAGCCCGAAGAGATCGAGGCCTGGATGACGGCGCCGTGGGAGATCGCGAAGGAGCTGCAGCGCCCCCTAGATGACGGCGCGCTTGTGGTCATCTGACGCCATCTGTTGAGAACCGGCCGTCACGCCTCGACGCAGTGGCCGAACCACCTTTTACCGGAGCCCATGAAACGACTGACGCCGATCGAACACGCCCGGGCCAAGGGCAAGATCATCACGATGAGCCTGCCCGATCGTGGTCCTGAAGCCCGCGCCGGCAATCTGGCCTGGCTGGAGCAGAGGAACGGCGACGGCTGGTTCTACGTGAAGGGCGACAACTACGCGTTCGAGAAGCAGGCCGATGCGACAGCGTTCAAGCAGCGGGTTATGAGCGCACTGGTGTGATGGCGGCCCAGAGTTAGGCACCCGGGCGCGGCCTTGGGTCACATGGCAGTGCTACGCCATTTGAGAGCCAATGCGCTTTCCTGAGAAGGAGAACGCAAATGAAGGCCATTTCTCTCAAGGTGGTCATTGGTCTTGGGGTGAGCGCGCTTTTGGCTGCCCTGGCTCTGATGGTATGGGCTGGCTTCGCAATGTCAGCGCACGGGGGCTGACGGCTTAGCGAAGCGCCAAACGGGGGGCTGACGAGTTGCAGCGTAAAAAGCGCACCCTCGACGACGTGGAAGCTTTTGCGGACCGATTGGAGGGTCCGCTGGGAACGGCGTTGCGCGCGGTGGGGGCGATCATCGAGCGACGGTTAAGAGAGCGCGGCCAGGAATGGTCCGACCTCAGCGACGTCGAAGTCGTGGATCTGTTCGTGACCGCGTTAATGCAGACCGCTCCGGAGGCGTACCCCTCAATCGAGCGGAAGGTCGTGGAGGACTTAGTGTCCTCCATGGCCGACAACATCTACCTGGAACTGGCCGCTAATGCGGAAGGCAGTGCGTCGAAGAACTGATGCTTTGAAACGACAAATACACCCTCACCTCAGCGCAAAAAGCCCGGCCCTGCTGTCGGCGCGGACATGAAAGTGTCAGGAACCGGACACAGGATGGGCCGTTTTATTCGCACTGCCCACTCATGACGGATACGTGGAGGTTCGAATGTCCGGGAGCGCGACTGACCAACTTTTTCACAAGGTCGATGCGTTTCTTAAAGCCGCCTTGGCCGAGCGTGATCTCGCCGCCCGCGCCAGGCTGTTAGGCAAGGCCGTCTACTGGAACGAGATGCTCGCGAAAGCTAAAGGCCTGCCGGTTCGCAGTCGGAGCTAATCGAACGGGCGGGTTGGCCGCGACCGGTCATCCACCCATGTTCCCGATCTTAGGCAACAGCGACCCGCGCTTCGAAGATGCATTCTCCGTTGGTGGCTGCAACGTGGACGGTGAGAATCGTCAGAAGGCGCCCTTGGAAGGCGTAGTCCCTGAGAGCTTCCGACGTGGCCATCAAGGCCTGACCACGGGCCGCGCCATCGTCAGCGGCGTATAGCTTCGACAGGAACGAGCGGCCATCGATGACGATGCTGAAGTTATATACTCGGTCCATGGGTGTAGAACATGTCGCGGCCCGATGAGATCGAACTGTCGTGAAGCGGTCCCGCGATAGCCGCAGCTCCTAGGCGCGACGAGATCGGTCAGCTTGAGGGGGCGTAGGTCGCCTGAAACGACGAAAGCCCGCCCCGGCGAACCGGAGCGGGTCTATGCTTCGACTGATGAGCCTAGACTTTAACCAAGACGGACGGCCGGGCGACGCGGGACCCATCCTGCACGAGATCGAGGCAGCAGGGACTTGGCGCAGACCCTTGACGTAGCTGAGCCGCATTCCAAATATCCGCCGCCTTCAATCTTCCTTGGAGATGCTTCGATGCGAACCATCGTCGTAGAACCTGCTGACGATGTCTGGTCCGTCAGCGTGGATGACGTTGAGCCCCAACTCTTCATGCGGGGAAGAGCGGCCGAAGAGGCCGCGAGAAATCTCGCCGAGTCCCTGGCCGCAGCAGGTGAGACCGTCGAAATTAAGCTATTTCTGCGCAATGGCGAAAAGGCCGCCCGCTTCATTTGCCTTCCACCGTGCCCTGATGAGGATAAGCCTCTCCTTGTGGGCGGCAGTCTGTTGGGCTGCGCGGCGGCCGGCGATGACGGCGACACTGGGAGGGCCGCGGCCTAAAGGCAACAAAGCCCGCCCCGGCGAACCGGGGCGGGCCTGAATGCTGCGTGCGAGTAAGGGCGTCAGTTGGCTGCCGGAACCTCGGGCACTGCGTTCTGAGCAGCCTCTCCGACGTTCTCTGCTGCCGTGCCGACGCTTTCCGCTGCGCCAGCGATCGCGTTGGACTCTACTTGTTCGCTGCGGCTCATGTTCATCAGGAAGTAGGCCACGACGCCCACCAGAAGCAGTCCGACGACAAGAGCGACGATGCCGCCCATACCGCCGCCACGACGTTCTTGGATCACAGGGCCGCCATCCGTGGTCGTGGTACGTTCCACTGTACCATCCGCTCGTTCAACTGTGCGTTCAGTAGGCATGCGATATTCCTCCTTGAAGCAGTTCAAGCGGTGCAGGGGGCGCTGAGTTCCCTATGGCCAAGCTGCCGGATCCAAGGCGTTCGCGTTCTGCCTTCGACGAAGACAGTAACGAGGAAAGCCCGCCATCCTGGAAAGGATGACGGGCTTTTAGGCGGAGCCGATGGGCTCAACGCAGGATCAGCTCCGAAGCACCAGATCGAATCTGATCACCAGCCCGATTAACTGCGATGGTTCGGAATGGTTGCTTAGCCCGGCCTCGGTCGGGTTTCCGGAGCCGGACAGTCCAGCCCTCTCATCCCCATCTCGTCGAAGAACCGGCAGAGCCGGCCCACCTGCGCCCATCCTGCCTCACCCCAGGCCTCGACGGCGTTGTCGTGCATCTCTCCGGCTACACGGCTGGTCAGCACCTCATCAGGCGGGACGGGCTTAGGCTGAACCCTCAGGTCCTCGGCACGCGGGAAGGCTGCGCCCGGCGTCTCGCAACTGGCGACACCGACGCCGCAGCTCACGATCATCAGGCACGCCATCAGGAAGGGCTTGCGCGGCATGGTCTCTCTCCTCTTGCCGGTTGCGAATGGTGGTGGTGTCGGTCAGGGCCGCTTCCGCGCCGGTCTCGCGCGCGCTGGAGGCCCTTGCCTCGACCATGGCTTGCTCGGCAGCCTGACGGTCTCGAACGCCCTCGGCGCCCCTGTGAGCGCAGTATCCGCCGAAGACCAAGAAGGCGGCGAGGATGGCGAGGGCGATCCAGGCCGTTGGAGTGATGGCGCGACCGACGCGTACGGCGAAGGCGATCATCGCGCCCACTCCCCGGTCTTCCTGTGCAGCCAAGCCAAGAATTGGCCGACCGTTTTGTCCTTCAGGATGGCGGGGTTGGCCTTGGTCGCCTCTGGCCCAGCGATCAGATCCGCACGGGCGTTGACGTCGGCGCCGATGACCTTGGCCGCCATCCCCGCGCCGAAGAAGTGGGCCGCATAGAGGGAGGCGCGGTTGATCGGGATGCCCGTGGCCTTCAGCACCGCGGCGTTGCGGGCGGTGAAGGTCTTGGCTCGCTGCAACTGCTCGGCTGGTGATGGCTTCAGGCCGCCGAACGCCGGGCGACGGACATATTCGCCTTTCGCATCCTTGCCCCAGGCGCCGCCTTCGCCAACCCAGCTCTTGAGGATGAACTGGTAGAGGCCGGAAGCCGTCGACGTCGTCGCCTGCACGTAAGGCCTGTCCGCGCTCTCGATGCGCGACAGCATGGGCCAGTAGTCGTCAGGAATTTCCTTCTGCGGAACGGCCAGGACGGTGATGCCGGCCAGCGTCGCCAGTTCGCGCAGCTTGGCCTCGACGTCGCGCCCGGCCCAGCCGTCTTCTTTGAGGCCAAAGGTGCGCTGGAACAGGCGCACGAAGTCGTCGTCGCTCATGATGCTCATGGCGGGTCTCCATTTCAGATTGTGGGGGTTCGGGCGGTCCCGCCCGTGCCGCGCGGGCCATATCGACGTTACGTCGATTGGGTGTAAGCTACCCCTTCACGGGGAGGCGTGAGATGGATCGCAGCGAAACGAAGACCTCAGGTTGGGGTCTGATCATCGTCCTGAGCATCCTGACGGGGCTGTTCGTCATCCTCAGCGCCGTGGTGGTGGCGCGGGGCGTGTCGGTGCTGCTTTAGCTCGCGCGGAACCACAGTGACGCTGAGGGTGTTCTTCGGGCGCATTCTCTCGGGAGGAGAACTGCATAACGGCCCGGCGGTGCACCAGCCCCCCCATGCGGCGCTACCGGGCCGTTTTCAATTCCAGCTTCTTCTAACCGCCTTCAGATTTCGCCTTCGCGATCTCGACCTCAGCCGTTTGCTTGCCGGTCTTGGCCACCTCCCATGCCTTACCGATGTAGAGGGCGCCCACGCCGGCGAAGACGCCGCCGATAAAGATGGCGCCATCGTTCCCATTCTCGACCCGATAGGCGATGACGATAGTGGCCCAGGAGGCCGCGAACGACGTCGCGATAATGGCGAATGGTCGGGCGAGGTCGCCGATGAAGGCTTTGACCCGTTCGAGACGGCCAACAGGCGGCTGGATGGGCGTGTCGGTCATGTCGTGGCCCTCGCGTGAGCGTCGATCACGGCCTTGAGCTGCCGGACCTCGCCTTCTTTCTGGGTGGCCGAAGCCGTGGCGCTGTCGCGCTCAGCACGCAGCCGGACGACGTCAGCATGGGAAACCTCAAGCTGCTCCCTCAGATCAACGATGATCCGCGCCTGGTCGGCTTCGCGCAGGGCGGCGGCCCGAATCTCGGCCTCGGCTTCCACGACCCGCGTCCTCAGCTCATTGAGCATGATCTGCATCCGCTCGATTTCTTCGCGCAGGGCGCCGGTCGTGCCGGTGAATGCCGTGGCGATGGAAGCGATAACGGCTGCCTCGCCGGTTGCCTCATCCTTGGCGGCCGTGGCGTCCACCGCTCGGCGGGATGGGCGCTGAGCCAGGGCGGTGAGGACGCCGCCGAGGCCCAGCGCACCCAACAGAGCGACCATGCCCTCCCAGGACGCGAAGGGCACAGTGATATGGTGGCCTGCGGACATGCGGGCTCCTACGCGATGGGTTGGGGAACAGAGTTAGGTCAGAAGCATTCGGCTGACATGCAGCTTGCCAATGACATCGCCGTGGGACTGATGCTGATCGGCGCTTACTTCTACATCGTCTGGAGCGTCGGCCAGTTGACCGCGACGCCCAAGCGGTTTGCTCGCAACAGGCGAGACTGACGAACCGGGTTCGTCAGGTCGGATCCGGTTCGGGCGCAGGGTCCGGCTCAGGCGCCGGTTGGAGCGCGGCGACCCGCGCCTGAGCTGTCGCCGATCCGCCCTCCATGGACGTGATGATGCGTTGGAGCATCTGCTTGGTGCCCTCGCTGCCCGGCGTGCCGAGGGGGCGTGGAAGGTCGTCTACGCTGGCCTCCACGGCGGCCTTCAGGGCGGAGAGGAAGGCCAGCGCGTCCTCTCCGGTCAGCAGATTGGCCGCCGCCTGTGCGGACGGGAGCCGAGCGGCCTTGGCGGCTTCTGTAGCGGCGATCATGGCGGCCTCGGCGGCTGCCAGCTTTTCAGCATCGGTCTGGGTCATGGACGGCCCCTAGTGCTTATCGGCGCCGGGACGGCCGCGCGAGCCGCCGGGCCGATTGGACGATCCGCCCGAGCCGACTTTCTTGCGGAAAATCAGGACAGCGACGATCAGCCCGAGCGCCACCACGGCGAACGGGATCAGGGGGTAGAGCGACTGCATGGCAGCCTCCTTTGGTGGGTTAGACGTTGTACATGGCCGCGCCGCCGACAATGACGGTGACGGTCTTGCCGGTGCCGCTGTCCGAGATACGGCAGGCGAAGGTCGCGCGCTTCTGCTCGCCGGGCGTGGAGACGTTGACCCGGAAGGTCGTGGAGGCGCCGGTCGGGGTGGTGATGGTCCACTCCTCGTTGCCGCCGATTTGAGACCACGCATAGGTCAGCGTGCCGGTGTTGCCGGAGGCCGTCAGGGTTACGGTCGCGGTCGTGACGAGGCCAGCCGATGTGCGCGAGCCCACGGCCGTCCCCAGATTGGCCTGAGCCGTGAAGACGCCGGCGTTCAGCCCAGACCCGCCAACGTAGGGCTCAGCGTTGGCGCGGAAGAAGGTGGCGTTGGCCCTCGTCATGGCGTTGAGCGCGATGCTGTCCGGCCCCTCCCATTCGGTGAGCTGGCCCGCATCAGCGCCCGCGCCGAACGCCGCGCCCCAGGCGATGACGCGGCGGACCCCATTCGTCACGGTGATCAGTTGGTCCGTGGGGTCGTCGAAGACGGTGTTGTCTCCGAAGTAGATCTGCTCCGCCGCCATGGCGATGGCGCTGCCGAACGTCCCCGAGATGAGGCTGAGAACGGTCGGCTTTCCGCCGCTGGTTGCGGTCTTCACCTGCCACATCGCCAGCGCCTGCTGGTTCTCCAGGTCGATGATGGCGAGGGACTGTTGAGTGACCGTCGCCGCTATCTGCGCCGATGTGGCGTCGTCTGAATAGTCTGTTGCGACTGGGCCCCGGTTGACCTTCACACGTGACCAGTAGGCGACACCTGATCCCGGCTGGACGACGACCTGATAGCCCGTTGTTCCGGGTGGGGCGGCGTCGGCCGAGGTCGATCGCTTGCGCGGCCCCCAGGACGCGGTGTCCAACGGCACATACTGAGCAATGGTGTTGGAAGGCAAGAAGTTGAGATATGCGCCAGCGCCAGGCGTGGCCTCCGAGTCGAGGCTCAGGCTCAGGACGTCGCCGGCCGTCGCCGCGTAGGTTTGGCTGATGGCCGTCGAGTTGGCGTAGAAGATCGAGCCCTGAGCCGTTCCATGGGCGACCGAGAGGCCAGACCAGAACTGCGAGCCCAAGGACCCCGCTGGATTGAGGATCTGGTTTGGCGTGCTGTTCGACCGCGCCTCGACCTGATTGATCGCCTCGGCCCGAGCCAGCGCCTCCGCCGCCTGAGCGTTCTCCAGGTCGATGATGTCGGCTTCGCTGTTCGCCGTCCGCGCCTGGACCAGGGAGATGGCTTCGGCGTTGGACGCGTCGCCGTCGATGCGCGCCTGGTTCACCTGAACGATGCGGCTGTTCAGGTTCGGCTGGCCGCCCCGCGCCGCAGCGATCTCCACGCCCTGCGCATCGATGTCCGATCGCGCTTCGGCCAGCAGACCCGACACGTCGAAGATGTCGCCGAAGGCCGTGGTGATCTGGTCTTGCAGGCCGACGATGGTGGGGGCGGTGGGCGAGGGGTCCAGCAGGGGCGCCGTGTATGGCCCGTAGACGTATCGGTCGGAGTAGTTCTGGTTCCGCTGATACTGGATAGCGACGTAGTAGGTCGCGCCCGGCTGTAGCCCGTCAATCGGGATGTTCGTGACGGTCGGCGGGCCCTGATAGGCCTGCTTCCAAGGGCCAGTCGTGCTCGGCCCATATTCCACGATGATCGCCGTGGCCGTGTCGTTGGAGACGACGCCGCCCAGGTCGAAGCCGGGCAGTTGGCCGCCGCCGGCCGCTGGCGGGCGAGGGGTGATCGTCCAGTCTCCAGCCTCAGGCGGGCTGACGAAAGTTGGATCGACGGGCGTCAGCACCGGCGGCGCCGGCGGCGTCGGGTCCTGGCCCATGGCGAACGGGTACTTGCCGTCCGTCTCGCTGACGAAGGACACGCGAACGACACCCGTTGCTGGGTCATAGTCGGTGTTGAGGCAGAGGCACTTCAGGCCGTTCAGGACGAAACCCGCCTCGGTGATGGTGAAGGCGTCGCCCGGCTTGATGCGCTGCAGGTGCGGTTTCAGCGGCACCACCCCGATGATCCCTTCGCGCGTGTTCGCGATCTGGAGCGCCGCCAGTTGGGCGGCCTGGACGGCATTGGTCACATAGGGAAAGTCGATGCCGCGCGTGCGGATGGCACCGTCTTCCGCCCGGTAGGAGGCGGCCGTCACCTCGTCGATGGCGGTCAACTGCCAGCGATGCGCCTCCGACCAGAAGCGCGGGCGAATGGTGTTGATGCGGTCGATCCGGCTGGCAGCGGTGTCGATCTCGAGCGGCCCGGCCGTGTCGCGCGCCGAGATGGTGACGATGCTGGTCCGCGGAGCCGCTCTCTGGATGCAACTGATCTTGCCCGCGCGCTGGGCGTAGATGGCGCCACCCGCCTGCAGGAAGGCGTCGAGCACCTGAGACTTGTCGTCGTCGGTGTTCGGGTGAGCGGCAACCGTCCAGCCGTTCGCATCGGCGACGTTGGCGGCCGAAACGAAGGCGGGCACGTCGACACCCGACAGCTTTGCGCCGATGCCTCCGACCTGGAAGTCCACTTGCGGCGCGCCCTTGCCGGTCGGACCTTCCCACAGCCCTAGCGTCCACTTCAGCGCCCAGAGGATCGGGTTGGTGATGTAGACCCAGGTCGACGGATCATGGAGGCGACACGACCCCGATCCGCCCGGATACGTGCTGTCCTGCCGCGGGTCCCACCCCTTCAGCCCGCGAACCGTGATGATCGGCTTGATCTCGCCGGTCGGGTAGGCCGTCCCCTTGGAGTTCTCCCCCATGACGATGAGGTAGGAGGCCTTGCCCGACAGCCTGTGCGCCGAGGTCCAGCCCGGCAAGGTCGCCCCGCCCTTGAGGCCGGACGGCGAGGGAAGGGCGGTGTCAGGCTGGGCGCCCAGCCGGTTCCTGTACCAAAGCTCGCCGGTGTACTGGCTGCTGATGGCCTTGCCGCTGCCGTCGAACGTCACGGTCTCGTCGTCGGCCAGGAAGCCTTCGAAGCCGTCGATGGGGCCTGAGCCCGACAGCACCGAGGGGATGCCGTAATACATCAGGTCCGGGCCGTAGGTCTTTCGGTAGACGACCGAACCCGGCACGCCGATCCGGCCAGCGGCGAAGGGGATGGGGCCGTCCGGGCTCAGCACCCATTCGTCAGTCCTGCCGCCCGCCCCGACCTGGGGGTTCAGCGCGGACATCGCTGCGGAGAAAGCCAGGTTGGTGATGGTGCTGAGCGCCACGGATTTCAGCGACGCCATCACCGTGGCCTTGGCTGCCGTCGCGGCAACAGCGGGCGCCGCCGCAGCAGCATAGCTGGCGGCTGATAGAGCGATCTGCGGCATTCAGACCCTCCAGGCGGTCACATAGGCGAGCGGGACCAGCACCTGGCAGACGCCATCCTTGAAGCCGAGGATGCGGCCATTATCGAGCGCGACAGTCAGCGAGCAGCCGAAGGGATCGCCGTCCGGCATGGCCATGGCGATGATGTCGCCAGGCAGGGCGGCGGCCGGCGGGATGCGGCTGTCAGGCAAGGTCGCATCCATCAACTCGACCAGATCCTTGAACCCGGCCTTGCGGATGTACTTCAAGGCGCCGGCTTCGGTCTTATGGGTGGCGCGCGTCAGGAGCGGCGCCTTGCGTCCCAACTTGTGCAGGGCGTGGGCAGCCAGCTTGCCGCAATCTCGCACGCCGGGCGCGTAGGGTTTGTCGGCAAAGCGGTCCATGCAGGCCTGCGTCGCGACCTGACGCTTAATCATCGTCTGCATTACATGTACCTGTGCCGGGAGATCGGGACGATCATGTTCAGCAGGCGCTTGAACAGGCCGGGGTTCTCGGGGCGCGAGCGCCATTCGTTCTTGCGGGCGACGCCGTCGACGTAGACCAGCCCCAGCTCACCGGGCCACACCCTCTGATGGAAGGCGTCGTTGAGCCGCCAGTCCTTGTTCGGCTCCAACTGACGCTCTGCCTGTGTGCCGCACTCCAGGGTCAGGTCCCAACTGTCGCCGACCTTCAAGGCCGGCTTGTCGATCTCCCCGTCGAACTTCAGTTCTGGCTCACCAATCAGCAGGCCGCTCGCGGGATCGATGACACCTTCCCACCATTGCACCCGAGTGCCCTGGGTAGACGGCGAACCGAGTGCAGCCGTGGCGACGTCAGATGCTGGCAGAATGGTGATCGGCACGCGTGTCGTCTGGGCCTCGGCGCCGTCGCGGATCGAACCAACCGACGACAGCGCGCCATAGACCGGGTGGCGGCCGTAGTAGATCTCGGGACCTTCGCCATCGCCGGCATCGAACTGAGCGAAGCCGCCATCCGTCAGGCAGATCGCGCCGCCAGCCATGTCCAGACGGACAAGGGTGGCCTTGATCGGAGCGGGCTGCTGGAAAGCGGCGACGAGAGAGGCGTCCATCTATTCGCGCTCCCTGACGGTGAACTGCAGGCCGACCAGCCGCTCGACGCCGACAGCCCATTCCCCCAGGTCGCGCACGAAACCCTCGATCATGGGCTGGGCGATCTCGACGACGTCGTTGTCGTTCGGCGGGCGACGCAGCATCGTGCGGAGGGCGACCGTTGCCTCGCCTGATCCATTCGCCGTGGCGCTCGCCTTGGCGCGGTAGAGGAAGCGCTGCCCGGCAGACACGACCGACAGGAACTGGCCCTTGCGGATGACGTAGCCGGCGGGCAGGCCGTCGATCACCAGCGATGTCCCGGCCTGACCCGCGCCCTTCACCATCGGCGTCCCGGGGTTTGGGATCACCAGCCCAGGCTGGAACACGCGCATCAGCACCGTGTCGCCCTCGGCCATCAGGTCGTCCCACTCCATGGACTGGACGTAGGTCATCGGCGGCATCGAGAAGGTGAGGGCGTAGCGGGTGCCCTTGCGCAACAGCTCCTGTTCGGCGCCGCCGAAAGCGGGCGTCAGCGTGTTCTTCGCCGACACCAGCGCTACAGGCATGTTGGCCGGGGCCGGATCGGTCGGCAGCGTCAGAACAGCCATCAGCGACCTCGGGTGTAGCGGTTGGTCTTGGCCATGTCGGTCGGTACGGTCTGCCTCGCGCCAGCGTAGGCCATGCCGCCGCTGCTCTGGGCCATCCGCTCCATCTGGGCGAGCAGGTCAGTGGTCATGACGGCACCACGCATGTCGAAATGAAGAGGAGCATCCTGCCGACGGGATCCGGCCCCCGCTGCCATTCGCATCGAGACGTCATGCGGGATGATCTGCGTGCCGTTGGGCAGGTTCATGATCTCGCCGCCGAACTCGTTGACGACGGAAGGGCCACCCATCCAGGACGCGGTGCCGCTAGCGTTGCGGGGCAGGAGCTTGGCAAGCCAGCTTACGACCTTGCCGCCCATGTTGGAGCCGCCGCTCGCGCCGCTCCCACCCTGCGGGAACAGCATGTTGGCCAAGGGCTCGGTGATGCCGCGGCGGACAGAGATCGAGAGCAGATCGGCCAGGATCTGCTGAGCCACGTTGTGGAAGACCTCGCCGAGGTTCCGCGAGTTCATGATGGCGTCGACGATGCCGTCGTTCAGGGCGTCCAACCCGCGCGCCGCGACGTTCTCATAGGCCTCACGAACCTCCTCCGTCGTCTTCAGGCTTTCGTCGCGCCAGCGCTCCAGCGGCGACATGTTCTGGCGATCGACGGCGGCGCGTTGTGCGTCCTGAACCTGCCCGAGGGCGCCGCGGCGGGCCTGCTTGTCGGCGTCCGACAGGCTGGGGTCGCGACCGAGGTCCCTCTCCAAGTCTTCACGCGCGCGCTGCTGGGCCATCGCCAAGAGGCGACGCTCAATGTCGCGGCGCTCCGTTGCGCTGCGGGCTGCGCTGGATTGGAGCGACAACAGGTCCGCCGTCAGGTCGGTGAGGGCGCGTTCCTTCGCCAGACGCTCGTCGGCAAGGTCGCGGGCGAGGATGTCCGACGACACCCGATCTTCCAGCGTCGCCGTCTGGCTCTGGAGCAGCTTGAGTTGGTCGAACTCTGCCTGGGTGATGTCCTTTCGAGCGAGGCGGCTGGCCAGTTCCTTCGTCTCGGCCTCGCGCTCCAGATTCAACTGGGCCTGGGCAAGATCGTAGCGTTGCTGAACCGTCAGAAGCTCGTCGTCGGCAATGCCCAGGGCGCGCTGGCGCAGGCGGAAGATTTCCTGTTCGACCCTCTCAGCGCGGCGGGCTTCGCGCTCTGCAGCGCGATCGGCATTGTTATTGGTGCTGCCCTTCGGTTGGACGGGCGTCAGGCTCGTCTGGCCGCTGGCGCGGCGCGCTCGTCGAGGCGGGGGAGCGTTAGATGCGGTGACGGCCATCTGCTGACGAAGCAGCGCGGGATCGTCGACATCCATCTCGCCTGATGCTTGAGCCCTGCGAATGGCCCCCGCCGTGCCGCTGAATTCGGCGCGCGCCGCTCGAGCGAGAGCTTTCGGCGCATCCTGCCAGAGAAACTGATCGGTCCAACCGGCGCCGTAGGCTTGGTCTGTGCTGTTTTTCCAGTCGCCGAAGCGGCCGATGAAATCGTTGAGGCCTTTGAGGGCGTTGGCGATCACCTGCGTGAAGGCCAGGACCTCGTCGCTAAGGCCAATGAAAGCTTCCGCCATCTGAATGCCGATGACTTGGGCTAGACCTTCGAGCTGGCCTTGCGCTTCGGAACCCTTGCGAATGATCTCGGCGTCCATGACAAAGCCGAGGGCCAAAGCCTCTCCTCGCAACCGATCCACCTCATCAGCCCCTTCACGGAGGGCGGTGGCTAGGGGGCCGAGCCCCAACCGCTCCGCGATTGCCGCCCGGTCGCTGGCTACAGACAACCCGCCGATCCGATCAGTGACAGCATCCAGAGCCTGCTCGGCCGTCTGGAAAGACCGCAGTTGATCTTGGTCAAATCCTAGGGCAGCGAAATTCTTGATCGCATCTTTGTTCAGTCCGGCCGCCGCCTGCTCCCACTTGCTGGCAAAGTTCTCCAGAGCGGAGCCCACAGCATTGGCGTCCTCGCCGGTCTTCTTGGCGACGTACTGCCACTCCTGGAGCGCGGTCGTTCCAATGCCGATACGGCGAGCCGAGTTGGCGAGGTCGTCTGCCATTTGGAGGGAGGCCTTGCCTGCCTGGAACGCGAATGTCGCAGCAGCAGCCAAAACGGCCGTCAGGGCCAACACGCTCGTTGTGGCCATGCGGGTCATCTTTGAGATGCCCGAGCCGATGTTTCCTGCCCCAGTGCTGGCCGTCTTTTCGGCGTTTGAGACGAACCCTTTTAGGTCGCGCTCCGACTGTGCCAGATCGTCTTTCAGCTTCTTGCGCGTGGCGCGAAGCTCGAACTCGGCCGAGCCGACAACATTGCCCTCAGCCATGCGGCCTCCATAGAAAAAGGCCCGCCGAAGCGAGCCTGTTCGAATTCTGTTCAGGGTGACGGCGTTCTGTGAACGGGGCAGGGTGGCCCTCCAAAAGGGAGGGGCGCATGGCCGACGAGTTCGAGGGGAAGCCAGTTTACAAGGCGACGGACGCTAGGTTCGTGTTTGCGGGCGGCGAGGCTGTCGCGGAGTTCGTCGGCGGGGACAGCGATTTCTTCGTGTCGCTGTCAGAGGATGCCGCGCTCCAGATGATTTACGGCGGGCTGCTGGGTGGAGGGCAGACTGTTGGAGCAAAGCTCGACGGCCTATTTCTGAGCAGAGATAGCGCCAGTCAGCACTTGATCCTGGGGTTGAAATTTGAAGGTGGCGGCTCGCTCAACGTGGTGCTGAACGAGAAGCAGGAACATGACATTCTGAACCCGCCAACTGTTCCGCCACGCCGCCCGACATCTGCCCACTGAAACGAGCGACCAGAGGTCCTGAAACCCAAGCAATGGGCGGGACAACTGGATCGATCGAGTGCAGCGAGGGCGGATACGTAGGGTCTGTTCGCGGGTCGTACATCTCAGCCTCCATATGAAAACGCGGCCAGAAGAGCCGATGATGCTGCGTGCTGCGGCCGAGGATCACGCGCTTGGCGGCGCCCCGGTCAGATCAAAAGAAAGGAGGCGAGAACATTTCTCGTCGCCCTCATCGGTGCAGAGGATCTCGACGACGGCGACGGCGGGCTTGCCGCCGGTCATCACCGAGCAAATGAGGCGATCGCGTCCGTCAGCAGATGTAGCGCCGGTGATGTTCATGGGCGTTGTGAGGGCAGATCGGTTCGGATCTGCTTTGCCCTGCGCTTGCGCCTGGGCCAACCCGTTGACGCAGTGGGATGCGTAATACAGGCGGTTGTAGTCGGTCATGGTCCGCGTCTGGGCGGGACTGACGCTCTCCCGAGGCGCGCATTGCCCCAGGCTCAAGAATGCAACTGCCACAAGCACTACAGCCGCCAAGACGCCGAAACACCCGAAAAACCCCCGAGTGAACCCCGTTTTTGCTTCGCCCATACGACCCTCCATTTACCGGGGGACGCTATGGCGCCTCGCTCAGCGGCTCAACCTCCAGCCCCCAATCGGTCGCCATCCGGTGGAACATCGCTGTCGCCACCGCTTCGGCTTCCTTCGGATCAGGCGCGTCCAGCATCGACTTGATGTAGCTGGCTGGGCCTTGGAGACGCTCCTCGCGGGCGAAGCGCTCGCCGAACCAACCCGCGTAGAGCGACGCCTCGATCTGGGCCCGTCCGATGGCGTGCAGCCGCATCGCCAACCGGTAGGGCGTCAGGCGCCAGAACTCGTCCTCGCTGATCCCGGCTTTCAGTGCCGCCCGAAGATGCGCCTCAACCACGTCGGCTGGGCGCTCTTCCGAGGGCTTTCGGTGTCGGCTTCGACGGACCTCCCTTGCGGGCCGTACTGCGCGAGTTCCCAGGCGGCCCAGACCGCTTTGAGGCAGACGGCGAGGGGATAGACCGCCATCGGCGCGGCGAGGACGTCGGCGGCCTTTATCTGGCCGGCGGACATGACCTCCAGCGCTTCCGCCAAGGCAGTCGAGCCGCCGGAGCGGCCCTTCTGCATGGTCTTGAACTGCTCCAGCAGCCAATCGTGGCCCTTGGCGTCCAAGGCGGCGTAGGTCAGTTGCAGCGGGACCGCCCTGCCATCCGGCAGGTTCAGCGGGACGATCCCTTCGCGCGCGTCGTTCATCAGTCCTGAGCTTCCCGCGCCGGTGCCGCCAGCGGCTCCAGCGTGCCCGAGTAGGTGACCTTGCCGTCGACAGGAGCGGCGAGCGTCAGGTTCGGCACCGATTCGAAGGTAATCTGCTTGCCGGTGCCGCCGGCGCCCAGGGTGACCTTGAAGGGCAGGGGCGTGTTGGCGGCCATGGCGGTGAACATGGCCTCTTGCTGAGCGTCGCCCTGCTCGTAGTGCATGTCGAAGCTGTAGGGCGACGGCTCGCGCGGTCCCGAAATGTATTCGCGGGTGCCGGCCGGGGTGTCGAAGTCGGTGGCGTCGATCTTGTTGGGGGTGAACCCGCCGCCGCTGAGGTTCGTCACGCCGGGGATGTTGGCGTAGGTGATGCTGCCGCTGCCGGAGCCCAGCAGCAGGTGCATGAAGCCTTGAGCCAGAACGGCCATGGTCATTCTCCTGAGGAAGGTTGGCAGGTTGGAGAAGGTCGCGCACCGCCTGCCACGGCGCGCGAAAGGGGTCAGGTCTGGACTAGATCCAGCCGGATCGTGACGCGCCGGCCGATGAAGGCCTCGTCCGAGGTGGGCGACTGCATGGGGCCGTTGACGCGGGCCACGTCACACTTGCCGCCAGTCACCGTCAGTTCGCCGGGGCGATTGTGGAAGAGGTCGCGCACGGCGCGCATGACCGTGTCGAGGGCCGCGCCGGAGCCGGTGTCCCGCTGATAGCCGCGCACGTCCTGAAGGATCAGTCGGCCGATCTCGGTAAAGGTCTCCATCGGCTCGTCGCGTGTCGGCACGGCGATGATCAGGAAGGGCTTGGTCGGCGGCGTGTCGAGGAAATCGTCGGGCGCTCGCTCGGAGAAGATGGCCGGGGCGCCGTTGTAGGTGGCCAGCGAGGCCGAGACGGTAGCCAGCCTGGCGAAGATGGTCGCGGTCGAGTTCATTCCTTGGCCCCCTGAATGAACGCGTCCCGCAGTTCGTCGGCATGGTCGGTGGCCAGCAGGGTCAGGAAGGGGCGGGCGGCCATGCGTTCCGTGCCTTTCTCCAGCGCCTCAGCCTGGGCAGAGTTGGCGACGATGCGGCCCACCAGGTCGTCACCTTCGCGCCTGATCTGGTCGTCGGCGTTCGTGTTCGCTGACAGGGCACCGGTGTCCTTTGCGGGCGGCTCGCCGGGCGCCGACGCCTGGTGCTTGCCGTAGATGCGACCGGAGCCCGGCCGGTTGAGGATGTCGCCCTTGAGGATTTGCTCGCCCTTGCCGAGGGCGCTGCGGAGGCCGGCCTCGCCAGCGTTGGTCGCGATCTTGGCGATGACGCCGTCGTAGAGCGTGACCTCGCCCATTACCGGGCCTGAAGTTCGTAGAGCGCCGCTGCCGGGTCGCCAGTCTTGGCGATCACGTCGAAGGTGGACGGGGCCAGCCCCTTGGCGGGGTCGGGCGCGGTGATCTTGTGGCCCTTCGCCGGGATGACGCCTGTGGGGAGGCTGCCGCCAAGGACCAGAACCAGCCGGTCGGTGCCGGGAATGCCCAGCGAGGCGCGCCGGAAGTCGTCGTAGTCGGTCACCAACGCCTTGCAGTCGTGCGAGGTCGGCGAGCCCGTGACAAAGCCGCCCTGGCCGTCCGAGACCTGCGCGCCGGGCACGATCAGCACGCCGTCTTCGAAGTCCTCGGCGAAGTCGGCGAAGGCTTCTGTCTGGACGCCGGTGATGATGCTCATGCGGCCCTCCGAATGGCGATGCTCTCGTCGCAGCGGCAGGCGACGATTTCCTCAGTCCCAGCTCCGAGGGAGGTGTCGCCGGGGAACATCAAGAGCGCGCCGCTCGGGCTCTGGAAGGGTTGGGACAGGCCGCGCACCGTCTGGCCGGCCATGGCGTCGTGCGTGTCGCGTTGGCGACCGTCTTGGGTGGTATGCCAGCCGCGCTCGATGTCCGCCTCGGCGATGCGTCCGTCGTCGACCAGTTGCTGATAGGCTTCGTGCTTGGCGGCCCGGATGGCCGGCAGACCTTCGGTACGGGCGATGACTTCGCCGCGGAGTTGGACCAGCCGGGTGGAATAGCGGGTGACCATGAGCGAGGCGGTGTCGCGGTCGATGGCTTTGCCCTCGCGGATAGCCTTCAGGACCGTGCCGTCGTAGCGCCGGTCGCGGCGGGTGCGGGTGAGGTAGTTCTTCAGGAGCTTCGGATCGGCCGAGGCCAGTTCAATGCGAGCGGACTGGACGTAGGCCCTTTGCGGCGCCGACAGACCGATCAGACCGCCTTCACGTTTCCCGGTGGCGCGGCTGATGCGCCCGACCAGATCGAGAGCGACCGAGCGGGGGTGCGCGCCGCGCGCCATGCCGTCAGCGAGGAAGTACCTGGCCTGCTGGCGCTCCCCATCGACCAGGCCGGTGATCAGGTTGCCGGAAAACTGACGGATCCAGCTTGCGGCCCGCTGGTTGCCAGGGTCGAAGCGGAAGCCGATCGACACAGCGGCGGGCATTGATGCGACCGCGCCCTGACCGCCAGCGACGAAGGCCTCGCCGATCTTCTGTTCCAGGGGGAGGAAGGCGGCTCGGTCGATATGCAGCGCTTCGAGCGCGGCCTGCAGGTTGCCCTGTTCAATGGCCAACTTCAGCCTCTGAAGCTCGACACCGCTCTTCAGATTGTTGACGGCTTCGCGGAAGGCGAGGGCGACCTCCAGGCCGAACTTCGCCGCCAGCTCCCGGAAGAGCTGTCGTTGGGTCGGACGTCTGGCCATCGGGCTAGGGCTTCAGCTTGCCGGCGTGGTGGGCGGCCTCAGCCATCAGATCGAGGTAGGCTTCGAACTGCGCGCGGGCGAGGTCGCGATAGCGCAGAACTTCGGACTGCGGCTGCTGATTGGCGATGGCGTGCTGCATCTGGCCGGCCGTCGAGGCGCAGTCGAGGATGGTCTCGGTCGCCAGCTCCATCGGCATACGATGGGCGTTCAGGCGCGGATCATCGTGAGCGATGCGCTTGGTCATTGGGGGCAAGGTCGCACAAGTCATTGCGTCAGACCACAAAGATCGCGGGTAGGGCGATTGAGAAGAACGGAGCGAGCAAGCCTTCCACGGCGCTCAGCTTCAGGGTGCCGTCGGCGACCGCGTCGCCGCTACCTTCGAAGTACTCCTTTTCGAGCGGCCCGATCTTCTTGCGCTTCAGGGCACCAGCGGCGGTCACTGCGATAGTCAGGCTGCCGGGCTTCACGGCCTCCTGATAGGCCGCGTGATAGCTGGCTTGCTCGATGGCGACCGGCACGACATCGGACGGGATGGGCTGGCCGTGCGCACAGGCGCCAGTGCGGGGCCATGCACGCTCCTGCTCAAACCCGCCAGTGGGTTGGCCCGAGAAGCGCGAGCCGTACAGGCCGTCGATATAGTCGCTGCCCCTCTGGCGAAGGACAGCCACGGCGACGCCGCCGTCGGGCAGGGAATAGCCATTGCTGGCCATCCATGCGTTGAACTTGGCGTCGTCGCCGTAGCCAGCCATCGGTCAGGCCTCGACCTTGGTCTTGTCGGTGACGAAGGCGGCCTTGGCTTCGGCGTCCAGCTTGTTGAACGCCTCGGCTTCGTCCTTGGTCAGCTTCTCGACCAGTTCCTTGTCGCCATCGACGACCGAGTAGGAGCCCGCGCCGCGGTGAACGGCCGTGGGGCCCTCGGCGGGCTTTTCGGTCTTCTTGGCCTTCTCGACCAACTTCACCTTCACGCCGTCGGCGGCGTAGCCGTCGATCTGCTCTTCGGTCAGCGGGGAGGTCGTGGTGACCTCAACGCTATCGCCAGCGCGCACGATCTGATGGCCGCCGTCGACCTTGAAGGCCTTGTGCAGCGAGGAGCCGTTCTTGACGGTGTAGGTCGTCATGATCAGGTCCTCTTGCCGGTGCGCAGGACGTCAGGGCGCTGGCAGAAGTACAGCGGGTAGCTGTAGAGCTCGCCACGCGTGAACGCCTGACGGTCCTTGTCCACGATGTTGATGGCGTAGGTGTCCTGACCCAGCGTGTTGATGTACGGGCCGAACTCGGCCGGAGCCATCGCCTTCTTGAAGACGTCCTTGGCGCCCACCGGGAAGAACTTCGCCTCGTCGGTGTCGATCGACACCGTCGAGTTGTCGTCCGTGCCGCGGTAGTTGTGCCAGGTGATGCCGCCGAACGTGAAGGCCTGGAACGACTGGTCCTGACGCAGATCAGCAGCGGCCGACCAGTTCAGATAGGTCTTCTCGACCTCGGGGTGGCTGATCAGCGCGTCGTAGAAGGCATCGCCGACCAGGGCGTGAACCGTGGTGCCCGGCGTGAAGGCACCGCCGGCCGAGCGAGCCATGCCACGGATGACCTCGGCGCATTTCCCACGGAGGGCGCCGCGAGCCGGGGTGGCGTTGTCCAGGTCGAAGTCGATGACCGCCGGCTGGGTGACGCCGAACTCGGTGAAGTAGTCGTAGATGACCGTGGTGCCGTCCGCGTCCAGCAGGAGGCCCTGCAAGGCGCCGAGGCGGTGGAACTCGTGGGTCAGGTCCATGTCGTCGCGGACGGACGACATACGGCGCAGATACTCGGACTGCACCTGAGCCAGTTCGGTTTCCGAGCCGAACGCGCGGATGCCCTGAAGCTCTTCGGCGTAGAGTGTGAAGCCCTCAGCCAGACGAGTGGTCTTCAGCGGCACCGCGTTGCGCGGATCGACCTGCAGTTCCTTCGGCGGCGCGCCGGTCGGGCTGGTGCCGATCAGACGGAGCTTGCCCTCGCGGCGGTCAACGAAGACCGTGCGCGAGCGGACCGGCATGGGCTCGAAAATGCCCAGAGAGCCGAGCATCTGCGGCTTGAAGCCGACTTTCGAAACCGCGCCGGTCAGCGAGGTCATCGAGAAGGCCGAGTCGTTGAAGATGTCCAT